TCAGCTCCGATGCGCACAATGTACACGTAGCCTCGGTTGCGGTCTATGTTATAAACATTCATCAAAACCTCCGATTTACCACCTTCCTCCTGCAGCATATCCGAGCCTTCGGTATAATGGACATTGTTACAGCCAATGGTCAGCTCTAACTGCTTGGGGTAATCGCGCAGGAAGGTTACGACATCCTGATGCGTGTGGCCGCTACAGTAACAGATGAACTCCGCGCCCTCGGCTACGGCAGAGAAATCAGCATTGGCAAACAGCGTCGTTACTACACCGCCCGTCTGCTCAACGGTGATATTTATCGTTGTGCGGTCAATAAATCCCTGCACTATCTGAGCGATAAGCTCTGTACCGCAGTAAGTAGACATCTCTGTTTTGTCTATTCGCGCTACATTTGAGAAGAAGGGGTTATTCCATTCACCTTTCACACTCTCTGGCTGATGCTTAACCACGATTACGCCATAGCCTGCAGGCGTCGTTAATAGTGAGTTAATGAGCCAATCAATCTGCTCTTGGCGGAATGCGCGACTACTGCGGTCGTAAAGCAGCAGAGAAGCATCGCTGGGATTTAATTCAAAGTCTGTCTCCCACTCATAGAGGACTATCATTCTAACCTTCTCGTCGGAGAAGTCGGTAAAATAGTAGTTCTTGCCATCGGGGTGTGGCGTACCACCGCCATCGCTCTTTAACGCCCACTTTTCAAGCATAGGAGCAATCATCTGCTCATACAACTGCTCATCCGTGCCTGCGATGGTAGCATCGAGCTTGTGACCTACGTCGTGATTACCCGCAGTCACATATACGTTACGCTTCAAATCGGCTGTGATATTATAGAAGAAGCTATAGCCACTTGTATAAGCCATACTGCGAACATCGCCCGTGTGAAGCAGGAACTTCACATTTCGCCCCCGATTGACATCGTTTTCCGCAAGCTCGTTAAATAACCTCGCTGCTCGGACAAAGGGTGAGAGATGCGTGGAATCTGTACAATGTGTATCGGATATATGGGCAAATGAAAGTGTCGATATATACCCTTCTTGTCTTGTGTCGGGAAGTCGCTTGAATCCAAGATTGCCTGCTCTATATAACTGCTCGCTAAAAACATCATCGGTGGTTGTAATATCGTCACCATTGGTGGGCAATATATATATTGGCACTTTGACGCAGTTCGTAGCTCGAATATAGATGTAGTAGTCACCTTCAACTGGTGTCGTGAACGAGAATTTGTTTTTGTACTCCTCCACGGCTTTGAGCGATGCAAGTTCAACGCTTACGCCACCACTTGTCTTATAATAGACCTCGAATATGTAATAATCATAGTCCAAAGTAATCCCTGAAATATCCCATCGGGTTTCGGGGAGAAAACAACTGAATGTTGCATTTGCGGGGAGATATACAGGGGTTGCCACGCCATAGTTGTTGTCGCCGTAGAGTACAACCTTGTCTCGGCAAGTAGTCTCTTCAAGCGCGAAGTCGACATTACTTCCACTCGCAGCTCGAATACCCAGATGTACTGATTTTATATCCGCAGCATTTGGAATTTGAAATTCAATCAAATCGCCCTTGACGATGGGTGTTCCTTGCCCGAATCGACTTGCTGCTAATCTCTTATATCTATCTTCTGTTGTATAGTAGTATATCTCAAGCTGATAAGCAGAGGTCGTCCCCATATCCGCGATATCCCAATCACTCAGCACACGAAGCCTGTAATGGCCCGGATATATATTGCGCAGCTGTATAGATGATAATGAATTGCCCTTTCCCACCACAGAAAGGCCACTGGTTTGGTCTGTCACATCTTCAATATGGAAATACACCTTCACTCCAGCATCTGCTCTGCCTCCGATATAATATAATCCATTAAGCGCAGCGGTAAAAGTATATTGATTCTTTAAATCCGCAAATTCTCTCGCACTCGCAACAGTTTTTAAACTTCCATCTTCAGCCTTATAATATATCTCAAATATGAGATCATTTTGGAGTCTTCTGTCAAACTGCCATTCAGTTTCAGGAAGCGTTACACTATACTTACGCCCTTTCTGAACATATACCCTCTTTGATGAGAATGTGTTTGTATTTCCCTCGAAATAATCACCTATGATATCAACAGAGGTAATATCATCAATCTCATACTCCACGACTACTCCCTTAGTATTGCGAACACCGATAATCAGGTATTCCATATCTTCTTTGGCCGTGAAGATGTACGATGGCATTACTTCCGATATGGCATTGAACTGCGCAACCATAGGCACCCAATACAATAGCGTTTCTGAAGACTCAGAATATAGCTTATATTTTATATTAAATTTCGGGGCATCATCCGCCACTCCGTTGAATGCAACATCCCAACTGGGTGTCAGGACATTTATTCGATACTTATGCCCTGCGACAAAACCAAAGTGCTTACAATATGCCATTGTCGAATCGTTGCCGACAATGCGTCCATACTTAGCATATCGCGTCAGCTCCTTACCCATCTCGGCCGATAGCGCAGCCGTAGCACCGCCCTGTTGTAGGTCATTAACCACCTCCAGCTCATCAGCTGCACCCGTATATCCGCTATTGCCCTGCGGGCCTTGCGGTCCAACAGGACCTTGCGGTCCAATCTCGCCCTGTTCGCCTTTCTCGCCTTGAGAGCCTTGAGGCCCCTTGTACCCCTCCTTATCGATAGTCTTTACAGCCCCGACGAGCGTATTCCACTCGTCCGCGGACACTCGTCCGTCGGGCGTCTTGCCGTCATTCTCAATCTTGCTTTTCAGATTTTGCAATTTCTCGTTCATATATCGCGCTTTATTATTTTTGAAATTCCAGCCAAATTGGTTGCCCGCTTTTAAAATATCAGCGGCATTGAATACGGGAATCCCGAACTCGCGATGCCTATCGCATCGCTGCCCTGCAACTCTATGCTGTAGGTCGCGAAGCCGCCTACACTGCCGCTATAGCGACATTTTGTCACAATCGCATCGCCGACAATTAGGTGGGTCTTATTCGGGGATATAGCCTCGACGCCATCGAGCAAGACCAGCGAGTCGCTCTTTAACACTGTTGCCGCAATCTTAACCTTGCGACCAATCATTCTCGCGCCAGAAACGACATTTGTCGGAGGAACACTGGCGAGCATATAGAAGCCTGATGCGTCGACCGTCCACGATTTTCGTCCAGCGCGGAATCGCGCCCACCCGTTTAGTGGAGATATCTCAACAACGCCTGCGCTGAGATTGATAGAGCAGTCGGATGACCAGCCGAGCGGCTCGTCATTCAGAAATAAATAGAGTTGCTTGCCGCGTATTTTTTTTGTAGCCATTTTATCTCGATATTTTAAGTTCTGTCAGATTTACCTCGGCGATATTTTCGCAGAAATCTTTGGTGTAGCCCGATATCGCTGCCGCAGAATCTTCGTAGCCTGGGGCAGTAAACATATCTATCGGGGAGAGGTTGCGCAGCCGCATACCGCGACGCCAGCGGCGGATGGTGCGGCCATATACACGCTCGTATTCGTCAAGAAGAAATCGCTCGGGCTTCTCTGCGGTGGTAGATGTTGTGCGATACAGTTTGTCTATAACCTTGTAGCTGCCGCTGAACAGTAGAGACATCTGCTCCGCATTGTTGATGCGAGAGTGCAGAGGAAGGCTCACGTCGCGCTGCTCCGTAAAGCCCGCGCCCAAGTCCCGATAAAATGTCCTATCCGCATCCTCAACAGATATGTAGTCGAGTGTGGGAACATACGCCAGCGACAAATCCTTCATCTCAAGCCGCAACGGATATCCACTTCCCAACTGAGAAGTTCCAGCGTATATACAGAACTCCACATCGCCCGAGCGTGGCGAATATATCTCTGCGTAATAGCCGCTATCCCCCTCGTAAGGCATCATAATTGTTTTGTTTGAGTCGATGGAGTGCCATTCTGCAGCCGCTGATGTGATGGGAATATCGAACGTCTTAAATTGCCCCTCCCAGGCTACGCCGTTCCAATAAACATTACCTATCCTTAACGATGCTTTTACAGATAATCGCGCATCTGTAAGTTCAGAGTTTGGCCAGGGGTTCAAAGAATCCCAGGCTATCTGCGTAAAGCCATCATTCAGCGTTAATGCTTGGCCGTAGCCTACACCAAACGTCTCTCCAGCCGCAGAGATTACATAGTCTTCTGGTATCGAAAATCCATCTTGCGGCGTTGCTCGCATAGAAAAATTAACAACAAGCGCACCGCTATTTACGAAACCCATATGTCCCTTTATGCGAACTATAGGCAAGTCTTCAGGAGTGAGGACAACCCAATGCGCCGCGTATGAAAGTCTATACCAGACAAAGTCGTTGAGCAATATTGAATCAGCGAAACTCCAGGCTTTTTTTGCATCTGCTCCGCCAGATAGGTCAGAGGGCAGAACGGCATCTATTCTCCTATATTCCGCGTGAACGTCGAGTGCATCATCTACACTTCCGTCGACAACCTCCTCCCAGGTGGCCGAAGCTCCAAACGATGTGTGGTCATCGTTTTCCGTAACCGTTGCGCGATACCTGGGAAACTGTATAGCCGAGGTGATATCGGGTTTAATTTTACCAACGGAAACCTCGCGAGCAACGCCTGCAGCATCCGTTACGGTGGATGATTGTTGAGTAAATCTCCACTCCGAAGCTCTCGACGTGAACGACGGCACTTCGATGGTTGCATCCTTCACCTCGGGCGTGACAGATATCGCCCTCAGACCCTGCTGATATTCTACCATATCGTTGGTCTCAATAGGCTCTATTATTGTAGAATCTATCTGCTGAGGTGATACGAGCTGTGGTGTAGCCCCCTCCAATGTCAGGTCATCTGTAGAGAACACCATATACTCGCCGCTATATCCTGGTGATACGAAGTATAGAGAGCCATCGCCAGGGTCAACCATCGACCAACCAAACAGCTTGCACACCGCCTCAAACGCATTTACGTAAGGGTCGCACTCGATATTACTATCGTTCTTCGTTTCATCAACGAAGTGCGTGAATAGGCCTGTCGAGAATTGCCAGCCGAGCAGCGCGGCATAATCCGACACCGCGGCGTTATTCTTCAACGAATAAATGGCGGAGATATACACGGTGTCGATATCTTGCTCGATGGTTGACTTTATCGCACTTTGAATCAGGCCACCAATGGTCAGCGAGCCTACGTCGGCAATCGGCATCGGCAGCGCGCTGATGGGCGTCATAGGCGAGGCGGCGTTAACAGTAACGATGTTTGGGCCGCTGATGGCGGGCTGGCTATACACCTCAGCCGTGAGATATCCAACGAATATACGCTTGTTGTCGGTCAGACGCGTAAGCTCCACGCGCCACTCGAACGCATCCTTAGGCAGCAGTTCGCCGAGGTCGATATCATCGACGAACGAGATTCGAACCACAGCCGCGCGCATCGGCGTGAAGACATCCTCAACGTTCGACAGCGAGAGAATAAACGGCGAGGGGCCGCCATCCAGCTCTATCGGCGTGGGTGGATTATTAAGTGCCGACGGTATAAATAGACGCTGCTTGAGCGTCACGCGATAATCATCCGACGCATCCTCGTTGTTGGGTGCGCTGGAGAAATTGATATAGAATCTCTCGAAATATCCGTATCCTTGTACCAGTTCCATTAGGGAAGATGTATTTTACCTGTTCGACGGCCGTAGTTGCGGAGTGCGAAATATAAGTCCTCGCCGCGCAAAGCTGCCGAGGTTACGCCGCTATCGCTACCACCGCCGCCATTGGCCATATTAAACAACTGTCGCTGCTGCGCGGGGTTAAGAATCATCTCGCCGCTGTTCACGCGCGCCACGAGGCGGTCGCCAGTGTATGATGTGCCGCCTATGATACCACCGCCATCGAAGCTGCCGATTAGGCCACCAATGCCTCCCAACACTTTACCCAGTGGACCAGGCAGCACCGAGCCGACAATGCCGAGAGCCTTGCCAATAAACGAGGTGGCTGCACGCAATCCCTCATCGGCGATACCCGAGAATATGCCGAGCTGCTGGAGCGCATCGGACACCATCACGATACCCTCGGCCGCCTTTTCGGACGAATCGGCAAGGCCGTTGTTGGCTTTTGATTCGCCATCCTTGCCACGAATGACTGATGGGTCGAGAGTGAGAGGTTTTGTCCCGAGGCCCTGCAAACCTGGAAGGTTGCCAATAGATTCAATTTCGGATGCACGGCGGAATATTTGTGCATCCTCCAACTCCTCCTCTATAGCCATTACCAACTTACGTGCAACCTCGCGAGCCGCTTCATCGGTAGCGAGATTCATCTCCTCGCGAGCAGCAGTCAGGCGTTGGTTTATCTCGGCAATAGAGCCTGTGGCGTATGACGGTGTCGAAGATGCGCCGCCACCCACGCCTGATGTAACGGGCTTGTTGGCATTGCGGATATATTCAAAGTTCTCAATAGACTTCGTAAGAACAGTATTCTCGGTCTGCCAAGCCTTTTGAAGAAGGTCGAAAGACTCTTTCAATTTTTCGTCGGACATCTCAATAATACCCTCCAACTCCCTAAACGAAGCGTCATCCATTAAGCCTTTACCTCGCGTTCTTGAAATTATTCGACCCTGAGAACCTACCTCAGTTTGCCACGTCCTACGACCCTTCTCCTCGCTATATATCGCTGCCCATTGGTTATAGGTTGCAAGGTCTTTATAATATTTGTCAAATAGTGAGCCTGAGCGGGCAATAGTGCGCCCGTCCTCGCTCGTTGCAACAAGGTCGGAGGCTGTGGTGGGGACGCCGCGTGCGGTCCACTGTTGAGCCAATTTTGCAGCAAACGCTTTTGTGTAGATGTCGGCCATCTGTTTGGCCTCGGCTATCTGCTTGTTCTGTTCCCGCTGCAAAACCTCTCCTGCAGCCTTGCGTTCCTCCGCCGTTGCATCGGGGGATTTTATAGTGAAGCGTGCTTGACGTATAGCCAGCTCGCTTTCAGCCATTGATTTGTTGTAGAAGATATTAGCGGTACCAACAGCATCGAGAGCATCGTAGGCCTCTCGCGCAGTTTGGATAACAGCCTTCATATTGCTGAGATACCCCGAGAAGTCTCCGCTGACAAGAGTATTAACAAAGTTCTCATACGAAGCTCTTGCTGATTCGGTAATGCGCCCCCACTCATCGGTATAGCGCTGGTTCTCCTGCATAGCGGTGTTGGCCACCTTTAACGCCGCAGCACTTGCCGTTACTGCGGGCGCGAGCTTCTTGGCCGCTGCTATCATCTTGCCGAAGCCCTCGCTGGCTCCTTCGCCCGCCTTCTTGAACGCCTCGCGCTGCTGCCGCTTAAACTCCTTCGCCTCAGCGTTGGCCTTGCGCACCGCAGCGTTATACTCCTTACTCTCAATGGCGAGTTTTATACGAACGTCTATGTCATTGCTTTTTGCCATTTGCCTCTCTGATTTTCTCGGCCATTCTGGCCGCCTTTTCACGCAACGCCTCGCGCTGCTTTTTCGTAACTCTCTTTACCTTTGGTTTTGGGTCCCACGGGAAGGGGAAGATTTCCGTCTTATCCCGACCTTTCGTGTCGGCCACCTGCATCATCCATCCGTCGCGTGCAACCTCCCACATTTGGCGGTGGCGGCGGCGATATCCCTCGAGAAAGTCTGCCGCCTCGTCTGGCGACATCTCGCGGAGGAAATACCGCGGGTCGATACCCGCCTCGCCAACTATCAGCGCGTAGAGCTCACGCGCCGATAGCGGCTTACCGCGTTTTACTCTTTTTTTTTAGCTGAGAGCGAGATGCGACGCTCGCACTCATCGTTCACAGCCTGAATCATTGCCTCCTCGTCTGCAGGGTGTTCGTAGAGCCACTCTGTAAAGTCCTCGATAGAGATAGAGAACTCGTTGGGGTTACACGCAACGAGCGTGGCGTATAGGAGGACGTGGAGCGAGCGTAGCGCGCCGTGGCGATAGCTCTCACCCGTGATGGTTTCGTAGGTGTACTGCGGGCCGAAGCCACGGAAAGAGAATGTATATTCTCGGTCGTTGATAGCGATTTTCATAGTGTTGTTTTTTTAGATTCCAGTCGCAGCTGCATCGTCAGCTACGAGCGGACCGTTACCGGTGAATGAGATTGATGAAGAAGCCGCGCTACCCTTTGCCGCAGAGATTGATGACGAGTTTACGTAGCACTTGCCTTTGTAGCCGCCAGCCTTTGGGAGCCAACCGCCGTCGGGCAGGCCGTTAGATGACGCGTTATCCGCAATGGTGAAGTGAGCCTCCAGCTCCTTGCCATCAACGAGGGCAGCGAACAGGTCGGGGAATGCAATCTGCTTCTGCGCCGAATCCTCGCCGTCGGGTGAGAATAGAGAGTCCGCAGAGATATCCCACGAGGCGTCGCCTGGTGTTACTGTGCGCCACGAGCCGTCATCCTTGCTCGAAGCCTCGTCCATATTGCGCGATACATTGAGGGTACACGACGTCGCCAACGCTACGGTGTTCCCGTCAAGGAATAGCATAAGGTCTTTACCTTCAACTGATTTTCTTTTTGCCATAGATTTATTTTATTAAGAAACAACAAATGCAAATTCGAGAGAGAATACCGACAGCCCGAGGTCGAGGCTGTAGCCGCTCACGCCACGCGCAAGCACGCCAGCACCGACCTTCCAATCGCCGTAATCCACCGAGCGTTCCTCCAGCACCTCGCGGATAATCTCGGCGAGGGTCGTAACAACTGATGCGTCATCGGCCACGGCTTCGACCGTCACCATTACGGTGTCGCCATTCCATCCATCTTTTGTGTAGTCGGGCGTCAAGCCGCTAATGGCGTATGTTACGTATGGTTTCTCTATGCCCAGCTCGGCAGGAAACGAGTGCACTCTGTCTCCAGCGATGGCGCGGAAGTCGGGCGAGGCGATGAGTCGCTCGCGGATGTGGAGGCCTATTGAAATACCAGTCTTCATATACTCTTTTACCTTTAGTCGAAAAAAAATAAAAGTGGTTGCCCAGAATTATTTTTGTGCAGTCGCTTTTGCCTGGCGCGCACGCTGCGCGGCACGCTCCAAAGCTTTAGTAATATCCGAGCCCAAGCCCTGTACGGCGGGGTCGATAGTCTGCAAAACACCCTCCCTGAAGAAGTGCGACCCGATGATGCGACCGCGGCGAGCTCCACGCTTCGTGAATCGCTCTTGCGTGCCACCCGACAGCCATCGTAGGATATAGAGGTGAGAGTTCTTTATCAGCTTGCCGTTGCGCATAATCGTTTCTATTTGTCCCTGCGACAGACCGACAGTATAGCCGCCACCCTTTGACCATAGTTTTATCTTTACCTCCTTGCGATATTTAGACGCGGCAGGATGTTTCTGGTCGAGCTGTGCGAGTACTCCGCGCTCGATGGTCTTCGCCGACGGACGCAGACCCGACTTCCACGCGCTTTTCAGCTGGCGCGCGTTCATCTCCTTAAAGAGAGCCTCCCACTGCGAGGTGTCAACGTCGTATATAAAAACATTATCCGCCATTCTCCGCTATTGTCTTCAGAAGCAATCGTATTTCGCCCTGGCTACGCTTTGGGTCGGGGTGGTCGATGGCGTAGAGCGTGCCGTCCTCGACAAAGCGCACGCGCATCTTCGAGGTGATACCCTTGCGATATCGGAGTATAATTTCCCGTGTGTTAAGGTCGGCCACCTCGCCCTCGACCAAAGCCCTGCGGCCTGAGCCGCGGACAATGCCGCAGCACGTCTTGATGAACACAGGCCACGCCGTTTTCTGCGTGCCATAGGAGTCAACAGTAACCTCAGGCGCAAGGATTTCTATCCTGGTATCAAGCCTTCCTGCGTCAACCATTGCTTCGCCCTCCCAGCCATACGTAAGGTTTCACAAGCACATCGAATGTATCGGGCACGCGATTCTGCGCGATAGAGGATACTATCTCGCGGACGCGATACCAGTGAGCGGCGAGCTGACACGCTGCAAAACGCAACTCCTCGGGGAATTCACCCTCACCCATCTCGACCAACTCCTCCATCGGACGGTTGGTCATATGAAAAACGTGGCGTAGGGCAGCCTTGCCGAGGCGTTCGATATACGCGTCATCGTCGTAGAACTCCTTGTCGACGCGCATATGTTCTTTTAGTTCGTCGAGCGACAGTTGGAAGTCGCCCAATTCGTATCTTGCCATAGTTTGTGAGATAAAAAGAGGGAGCGGAAACCGCCCCCTCCACCATAAAAATCGCTATCTTAACAACCAGGATTACTCAGCTGCTGCTGCGGTGCCCAATGAGCCGATGACGAAAGCCTCCTTGCGAACGGTTGACATCGCCCACTCGCCATTCAGCGTATGCTTGATAGAGTCTTCATCCGCGAGAGATGTCGGGTCAACTACGTAACGCATATCGCCAAACTGACCGAGGAGCTGGTTAGACCAGATGCCAAAGCCTACATACTGCTTTGTATCTGTATCAATCTCATTGGTGCAGAATACTGGGATACCGGCAATCATACCGTTCTCGACCACCATCAGGCCTGAGCCTGCATCGCGAGGTGTACCCTCGAGCTCCGCTTTCAAATACTCCGACATAACGAAGCAAGCTGTGCCATCGTTTACAACGCCTTTCGCCAAAACAAGACCCTTCATCGCGAGCAACTCCTTATATGTGGGGACACCCCCTGCGAAGCTGACGTGATAGATATTCTTTTTCTGAGCCTTCGTCTTTCCGCTCAACTCTGCAACAGGAGTCGCAGTGCTATTCTTTGACAGAATCTGAGCGAAGGGGCCCATAGCCTCGTCGGGAAGCTGGTTGCCAGATGCGTCAGTGGCTACCTTGACAGGTGAGAACATCAGCGCATTGAGCGTGCGTGTAACACCCATAGGCAGCTCCTCGCGAACGATGTCGAGAGTCAAGCCAGCCGAGCGGTTAACCGCAGAATATGTGGTCTGAGTGGTGATACCCACGCGGAAAGGCTTCGGCTTCAACGCCTCGGTTGAAATCTTTGTGTTTGCGAGCTTCACCTTCTCGCCTGCAACCTTCGCCACCACGCGGCCAAGAACAGGGCTTGCATACTCGCCTACAAGGCCAGTGCGGAGTTTGATACCCACCTTGTTCAAGATAAGGCCCTCCTCCAAAGGCTTGATGATATCGCCGATGGTCAAAGGAATCTGACCGTTGATATTGCTGGTAGTAATAACCTCGCGAGCAACAACCCTGTCGGCCTTGATGCCCTTCTCGCCCACAGCCTTGATGTAGTTATCGAAACCCACCTCACGGCTAACGAGCTGCTGAGGCTTGATGTCGATATTAGACATCTTGGTCAAAATATCCAGGTTGTCATACTCGCGCTTCAGCTCGTTGAACTCGGTGCGCTCAGCGTCTGTGCGCTGACGCTCCTCTCTTTCGCAGAGGTCCTGAATCTCGTTCAAACGCACTTCGATTGCGTTCATTCTCTCGCGCGCCTGCACGGGAGTCATCTCAATTTTCTTCATATACAAATATTAGTTAATGTGTTGATTTCTCGTTTCATAGCATCTACATCCTTGCGCCACGCGTCGGGCTGTGGCTGTGGCTTGGGGTCGGGCTCAAACTGCGCCATCACCTCGCGGGCGTTGACGGTGGTGTCTTTGTACGCTTCGTCAGAGGCGATTGTCATATCTCGGATATAGTCTATCTTGTCGACGTGACGAATGATGCTGCCATCCTCGCGTCGCTCGTAGCGGATATTATCACGCTTAGCCCAGTAGATAAATGATGAGCCTGACAAATCGCCTCGTCTCACCAATTCTAATGCAGTATCTCCATCAGGAGTATGCGGGGCGTCAAAACGATACCATACACCCTTCTCGTCTATTCCGACCTCAAGCGTTCCTGCGCCTTTGTCACGACGGGCCAATAATCGCTCTCGATTATGCCATAATGTCATCTTGATATCGCTTCGGTTAAGCAAGTCCATCGTAATCGCGCCAGGCTCAATTATCTCACGATATGCTCTAATCGAATCGTGAAGTAACACCGACTCACGCCCAAACACAATGGCGTAACCCTCAATAGTGCGTGACGACTGACCCTCGCCAATCTCGCGCAAACGTGGCGCATAGTCCGCGCCGATAGTTCGTATTTCTCGTTGATTCTGCATACTCTTTTACTCTTTGATTATTTTTCCAGCGTTTGGTTGCCCGCTTTTTCTCCCCCACCCGTGATTTTGTCGGAATTGATGGGGGCCACATTGCAGGATATCATCGGCACATCGCCACCCTCGACTGCTGGCTGGTCTTCCTTTCGACGCAGGTCGTTGATGGTCACAACACCCGTAGCGAGCATCTTTGTGTAATAGTCGGCCTTCGTAATTGAGTTCACCGTAAACATCTTATCACGGTCGAACAATATGCGATAGTTCTTCGCAACAAGCAGACTGTCGCCGAGCAGCTTCAGACACAGTTCCTGCTCAATCATCGTCAGCAGAGGCTCGATACTGTCAACCAGGAAGCTGACATTCTCCGTCTCGCCAGCATTGTAAGCGTGGTTGTAATCATCGTATATTTTTGATGGCGGCACGTGAAAGAATCGGCATATCTCTCGGATTCCGAACTTCTTACTGCCGAGAATTTCCATATCGGTCGAGGTCATCGACAGGGGCTGCAGCTTACCATCACCAGGGATAGCCACGATATCGTTACCCGTGCGGAACTTCGCCTGAATCTCCTTAGCCTCGTTTTCCAACGCGTCACCCGAGAAAGCTCCGAAGCCCTTTACGGATGTGTCGTTGGTGAAGATAGCCTTCATCTTGCCGCCCGAGTCGAAGCGTTTTTTTGTTTCGCGGTCGGCCGCTGCCTGGATGCCGAGAGCCTCGGCAGCATAGGCAATCGTAGATTGACCTACGCGACTGCCCGACATAGAGCCGTTTGAAAAGTGAAGGATTTCGTCGGGTGTGAACACGCCGAACACGTGGTGCACCTGGTCGTAGACAGTGTAGATATCACGCGCCTCGTCGTAGTTACAAGCGTAAGGCGCGAGCAGTATAACCTCCTCTACATCTCTGCCCGAACGGCGGATGTAGGCGTAGGCGTTACCGAGCATCTTCATCTGCCAAATGACCGTATGCCAAAATGTATATGCCGTATGCCAGCGTGAGGGTCGTGCCGAAAGGAGATAGTACAAGTCGGAATCCTCGTAGTCCACGAATACTCCGAGGGCGGAGTTCTTGCGCTTATACTCAAGGGGAAGCTTGGCCACAGTCGTGGCGAGGGCCTCGACGCAAGCATAGACAGTAGCTATCTTCTCGGCCTGAGTCGGGGAGTTGATTGTTGTTGTTTGGCCGTCATCGATAACAACCTGCTCCACCCTCACCTCCGCATTTGACGCAGAGGCGGGCGAAGCAGCTTCACGAAGAAAGAGCCTTGAGAAAAAATTATTCATAAAAAAATCACACTTCTATACGTAGCGCGATTTTTTCAAAAGTGGTTGCCCGCTTTTTTTACGGCACCCAGTTATTGAAAAGCCAATGCCCCATTAGAGTAACTATTAGACCATCGATTTTGAGTGGCGAGCTACCTGAGCCTGCATTACGCTGCACAGGCTTCTTATTCATCATTCGGTCTACGTCAATCACGGCGTTCGTTATGCAGAATACGTTAATCGGGTTGTTATTCAATGTCTCCTTACCCGTCAAGGCTCCGTACTGGAACGAATCTACGGAAGCAGTATAATGGCCGTATGTTTGCGGAACAGCTCGCAGCACTTTGTCTGCACGGTCATAGCCGATAGCTCCGCGTAGCAGATTTACGCAAGTAAGCGACTTATAGGCGTCGTAACCTATGTTGACGATTGTGATATACTCGTTGGCCGCGAGGATATCGTTTACGATTTGCGCATAATCGATAACCTCTCCCTTGCAGAGCTTTAGATGTCCATCGGCCGCCCAGCGCGTGTATAGCTCGCGGTTGGGATGCGTCGGCAATGCCCCTTCGGGGAAATAATAGTCAACGTGAGTGTGGAATGCTTTGTTCTTTTTGTCGTATATTTGATAAGCAACCGCCGAGAAATCATCGCGCACGGAAAGGTCGAACGCCACCATTGCATCGGGGCGACCCTCCCACGAAGATAACGGGCGGTCACGCAGAAGGTCGTTGGCCTGCTGGTAAGTCATCCACACCTTTGTGTCGGCCTCAGCGAAGATGTTCAGCAGTTTTGTTCTGAAAGCCATCATCTCGTTGGGGTCGAGTAGCGCATCACGGTAGGCGTTTTCGTAGAAGTCCTCTTGAACGGTGATGCCGTAATGCGGCTGCACTTTACGCCACGTATTCGGGTCAGACTCCTCGTCGTCAACGTCAGGCTCGAAGATATGCGCGAATAGTGTGTCAGCCTCCACCTCGCCGCGCATAACCTTCTTATATGAGTCGAGCAAAGTGGCGAATGGACCAAACAGTTTATCTGATGCGGTGGTGATGATGATGGTCAACGGCTCGCGGCGTGTAGCCATTGATGTCGTAAGAACAGTAAGATTCTCGCTCGACGTGGCCTGCGAGAACTCGTCGCACAGCACCAGTGAGGCCGACAGACCGTCCTTTGTGCTGATTTTTGAAGACAGGCATTTTGCAAAGGTATTCCGCTCTTTGCGCTTGAAAAGTACCGTATGTCGATTCGTTTTGAAGAATCTGTTCTGTGGGTCGATGTCGTTGACGATATCGCGAATTTCGCGAAAGCATTGCTGTGCCTGGTCGTATGAGTTCGCCGTGACGTATGCCTGCGCATTTGCATCTCCGTACATCATATCATAGGCCGCGAAGATTGCGCAGGTTGTAGTCTTCGAGAATTTACGAGGAATAAACAGGCAGGCGCGGCGCACCAGCCGTTTCCCGTTGTGCCTAAAGCCCCAGATACTTGCATACTGGAAGACTTGCACAGGCGTAGCCTTATATCGGCGGCGACACGTAGTGCCGGACAACTTTACGGTTTCGGCAAACGCGATGAAGCGGCGCACGGCCTTGCTGTCCCATTCGTAGCGTTCGCGGAGGTGGAAGAATCGCACGACCGCAAGCACCTCGTATAGATTGTGGTGTTCGGGCTCGTTGCGGACCATCTCGCAATAATCACGCAGGCGCGGGTCAGTCTCGGCCAAAGCAGCATATCGCTCTGCGGGTATTGCCCGCAGAGCTTCGACTGCATCCGCCTTTGCCTGGCGTAATTTGCGCTTCTGGGATTCATCCATTTACTCTCCGTTTATCTTTTTATCGAAATCATCCATCTCGTCGCGGTCGCGATTCACCACATCCTCGAACGTAAGGCCGAGCATCTTCAGATTGGCGCGAGCCTCGTCCATTGCCATTGCCGCAACCTCGAACAACGGATGTCGCTTAACCTTCTCCCCGTATTTTGAAACGTCCGTAACGGTATAGCTGGGTAGTCGGCTGATTTGTACTTTTGTGCTGCTCCACCAGTGGAGCGCAGAGCCCGCCATCTCTATTGTCAGCGCAAGTGGCGCAGGGTCACGACCTTGCGCGCGGATTATCTCGCGCAAGCGGCGGCGAAATCCGTCTTCGCTGGTACCGACATTTCTTACTGCCGCAGATTTCGCGGGGGGTGCTTCCTCCGACTTTTTCTGCTTTTTTGCAGTTTTTTCGGCCGTAACTTTTTTTGCCATAAACGATTACACTTAAAAAGTTAAATTGTTTAACATTTCCCCAAAGTCGGAATTTCCCAAAACTTCCGTGCGTGTTAAAAACTGGGTCGGGGTGTCAGGTATCGGGTGGGGTGCCTCGAAAAAAAATACCCCCCCCCTCAACGCTCACAGGCCGCCAAAGAACTTTCGCACGAACGATTTGTGGGATTCCTCTGCTTGAGCGATAGCCTGTGCCTTCTTATCTTTCCACGGCAGCGAGTGTCGGCGGCAGTGGCAGCGATGACACAGAGCGCGGAGGTTGTTGTAGTCGAAGGCGAGCTCGGCCATACGCGATGGCAAGTCGCTCGACATTACAGGCGTGATATGATGCACCTCGGTTGCGAGGGTCCTTAGCCCTTTGTCGGCGCAATCCTCGCACCACACCGTGGCCACCAGCTTACGCTTGCGCAGTTCTCGCCATTTGTGTGTATGTATCAACTTCCGATACTGCGCATCGTGAGAGTTATGCCACTTTGCCATTACTCGAACTTCTTTTTGTTCTTTGCACGCGCAGGCTTGTTCTCGAGGCCGAGGCGCACAGTGCGCGGGTCGCCATCCTCCATTGCGCGGAACATCTGCTGCACCTCATCACCACATCGATGCGAATCCTTAGTCGAGCAGGCTAATGCCATCAACGCCGCGAGCAGGGTCGGATACCTGTGCGTTCTGCGATACTCAATTAGCCGAGCAAGAGTCTCGGCTGGCAAGGTCTTCTGAAGAACAGTCTCCAGAACATCACGCTGATTTGTGGTTGTGGTTATATTCCCGTCGCCATCCGTCACCCTCAACATTAGGCACTCGCGGCCG